AAATAAAGCTGTATCAGTGTAAACATAAATCGCATCTCTACCTCTGATTGCTCCAACGATCCGTGATCCGTCGGCCAGTCTTTGTGTGCCAGCTGTATTGGTCGCTGTAGGTGTATAGGTATTAATATCTTCTTGGTCCGAGAATCTAATAAACATATCATCTTGTGTAGACTTCGTACCAATCGTTGTTTCTGTTCCATAGAACACTAAGTGTCTGTCTGGTGTAGATACAAGCATGTGTCTTGATGCTGTTGGTGCACCTGAAATAATAGCTGCTCTAGAATTAGTTGCATCTGTCGCTGCAGAATCCCACTCAAATACTTCACCATCTACAATTAAGCAAATAGCTTTGTCACCAAAGTTATCAATGGACCACATACCAGGGTCAATAACTAAGTCTCCTGATGCTGCCTCACCCCAAGCTACGAAGTTAGACGTGTCTGTAACTGTAGCACCTGCAGTGTGTGATGCTGCTGTTGTATTTCGTACACCTCTTGTTACACCTGTTAGCGTGTTTGTAGATATACCTGTGTAGGATATTTCTTCTGACCCTATTTGTATAAAGTTTGTTCCAGAGCTAGGAAACTGTGATGCATCGTTTAATGTAATACTTGTTGTAGATGCGTTTATGTCTGATGACAAAACAGTTGTAAAAGCTCCTACTTCTTGTCCACCCCAAGATCCAAGAGACCAACCAAAACCTTGTGCTTGTACATCTGGTCCAACTCTATAGTAATGCCTAACTCTAATACCACCAGACTGTGTTGCCCCAGACCCTGATTCATTAGATGGCATTGTTATTGTAATTGTGCTTGACGATGGCACAGTGGTCGCCATAAATCTTATGTCGTCAAAATCTGATGCACCAAAGTTTGAATCTGTAATAGATGAAAAATTGTCTAATAATACTATATCGCCAGCTTGTATGCCATGATCACCAGAAAAATTTATTGTAACTTCAGATGATCCATTGGTCGTGCTGAATGCGTTGGTAAGTGTGGTTGTAGATTTAATTGGATGTATGTCGTAAAATACACCACCTGAATAAGCATACAATATTCTGTTTGACCCTATAATAGAATATTTTCTACCTGCACTGTTTGTAAATTGATGTAAAGCTCTAACAGCACCTGTAATATTATCTGCCCCTAATTGTTTCCAACCACCTATTTTTTCAGGAAATAAATATCTAAAACGAACATTATCACAATCTATCCACTGACCCTCTGCGGCCGTGGCAGTGATTTGTTTATTGATTCCAGGTGCAAAATTAACCTTCTGTAACATAGATCTCCAGATTATATTAGATTGCGTTGATAT